TAGGCTAGTGTCTTCTTCTACATCTTCATGCACTTCTTCAACTGCGTCTTCTTCTTCAGCAACTTCTGCTTCGTCAATTACTTCGTCTGCTGCTGCTTCAACGAATTCTTCAGCAATGCTTTCTTCGAGCATTGCTTCGATTCGATTAAAGAGTTTATAAACACCTTGGTCTAATCCTAACTCTTTAAGATTGCCCATGTATTCATATGATCGACGCTCAAAACCATCAATTGATTTTTCAGCAATTGCATTATCAACTTCTTTACGGAGGTTATCTAAGAAACTAACTAATTCGTGTTGATGCTGCGGCACGCCGCCAACAAGAGTGTCCTTGCCTTTTAACTGGGGAAACTTTTCTTTTGCATCTGTTACAATTTTTATCATCAACTCCGCAGTCTTGTTTCCTGCGACCTGAGCAAGTTTTTGCGCTGATAATTTTATATCGTCGCTTACATTTTCGTGAATCTTGCCGCGCACCTCGTCAAACTTTTGAGTAGCTGCGGCGTCGATGCCACGTTGGATGTCTTCATTGTCGTAACCGCTTTCAGCGATTTCTTTAAGTTTGTTCATTACGTCAATCATATGCATTGATCTATTCCTTTGCGAATTCATATTTACGAGTTTCTAAGTCTTTCAACATATTCTCGTTGTACTTGTCGCCGAAATGATCCTCAACTTTTACGCTGTCTGCATCTTTGTAATCGGCATCATCAAGTTTGGTAACATATTCGTCACCTTCCTCTTTGAGAGCTTCTTCACGAGCAATCTCTTCAGGATGATTCTTGTTAATTACTACCAGCATATTGGCGGGTATTCCAACTACTTCACTTAGATAACTATATAGTTCATTTGCAGTTACTGGATATGCTACTGTAGCATCCATAATATTTACATCTGAATTATTAAGAGTCTGGAAGTCCATGGGATGTTCTTGAATAGGAGTGCGCTTGGGTTTACTTAGGCTTTTAAGTTCCCACTTCTCAAGTGCTGTTTCCATTCTATCGAGCATATCACTATCACACTCACATGCTACCTTAATACGGAAGTCGTATTGTTGTTCGTTCTCAATTAAAAATTGCTTAAAACTTTTCATAGTTATAATCATCCTATGTTCTATTTATGCTTTTTTGCCTAGAATTTCACTAAGAAGTGCATTTCTATCCATTACTATTCCCTCAGTATCTACAGGATCATCATCACCTGATTGTTTTTTCCTAAGATCTAATTGGGCTTTTTTAAGCTGTAAATCAATCATTTTTAACTTCTTATTGATCTTATTACTCTTGGCAGCAAGTGCGGTGTCTAGCATCTTACTAGCATTGTTAAAAATCTCACCTGCAAATCTTGCCTCTACATTCATACCCAAATCCATTAGATCCTGAAATGTCTGTTTGGCAGTATCGGCTATATCATCTAATTCTTTATCGCTGGTCTCTAAATCACGAATCATTGGCAGCGCAGCATCAATTTTGTCTACAGCTTCTAATGCAGAAGTACGATCAGGTGCTGTTGCTGTGATAGCCTTCACTGCCTCAACTGCCTCCTCATTATCTACATCAGGCTCTTCGTCTGCCAAATCAAATAAGGATTCAAGTTTTTTTGTCATATAATTACTTAGCGGCGTTTTTTACCTGTGTGAAAAATATCATTCTCGCCTACTATACGAAATTGTACCCCTTTGAGTCTGCACCACTTGGCCGCAGCCTCCCATTTTGCATGGTTAATTGCAATAGCAAGTTTGTCACGGATACTTGTTTTTTCTGTTAATCGTGTTTGGGTTTCAGGCTTTACTTCAATAAGTTCAGCATGTTTTTTACCTTTTTTATCTATATACATAATAAAAAAATCCGGCACATAGATACTCTGTTTTCCAGTTAAAGGATTGCGATAGGGAATTTGTATACTTTCACTTGCCCAACTTATAACACTAGGATGATTATCACAAAATCGCATAAATGCATGTTCCCAACTGCTTCTATAACGTGGTTTTTTTAATCCGGCATACTTTGTAGGGTTGGACATTTCATATAAACCATTAGCCCAATTTGCCATTATAACTCTACCTGACGTTTTACATTGGGAGGTAATGGCCTATCTACTTCATAACCAAGTAGACTTGAACCACGTCTTGATAAATTTAATATATAGGATATATTATTTTTTAAATTGGCATTATCTGAAGAAAAGTTTTTTAAAATATCTCCAACGTACAGACCCAAATCACTAGCAGCAATCATAACTGAAGCAGTGAACGCGGCTGTTGCTTGTTCATTCTTTGTTAAATTAAAGAAAAATGACTTTACCTGATCGTAATCATTGGCATCAAAAGTCTTAGGCATACTAAAATAGGTACTAAAATATTGATTTACTCTTAAATCTATATTATCAACAGGATCTACTATTGGTAAACCCGTATTCTGAATTTTTCCTTCACTAACTGCTGACATGATTACACCTTACACGCTTTTTCCAGACTCTAACCTTATTCTTTCTTGAATACTAGAGAGTTCTCTTGTTAATGCAAACCTTTGACCTTGCGTCACGGTATCCAGTCCATTATCAATATTTTGTATTTGTTGATTAATACGGTTTGCCCTATCCCTTAATTCTAGAATTTTTTGATCACTATCTGTGAATGATATAATGCGATTGTCTGAAAACAAAAAATCACTGAGTTTAGTTTTATGGGAAGGTGAAGCAGGTTCTGCTTGTAACCTTGTATTATCAACATTAAATTGACGAGAGGGTGCACTTAGATCTCTATTTATGAAATCTATAAACTTATTTTCACTTATAACTCTTCGAGCACTAGTATCACTAACAGCACTAGTATCACTAACAGCACTAGCATTAGGATTTATGCCAGGAGTGCTATCTATTTTTGATTGTGTTCCTGTAGGAAATACAGTTCCTGATAAGGGATTTTCTCCTCTTAAGATCTTACCAACAACTCGCTGTGCATCTTTAAATAAGGAATCTTTTAGATTTGAATTACGAGTATTATTGAATATGATTGCACCTTTACCAATAGCACCTAAAATGTTACCTGTTGATAAATCATTTAGGACGGTACCTGCTGCTGCAAGTAATCCATTTTGTCCAATTATACTATTTGCAGGGCCTTTACCAAATACACCTATTGGACTAGGACTGTTATCATAATGTATTTCACCAAATCCTCTAGGGTGTCTTCTACTAACCCTGCCTGTTGCATATTTAACAGTTTCATAAGTGATAGTCATAGTATGTTCTAGGGTATTACTGTCAGCATAAGCATGCTGTCCATGATTGAAGGATTGAATCATTGGGTTTATAAGTGTGTACTCTGAAAACTTCTTATCCAACATGCTATAGACTTTTATACTTCTAAAAAATCTATTTTGTCCGTAATCTAAACCCCATCTGTTACTACTTCTTGTAGTATATCTGTCAGTTGTGCTATATGCACTTAAATCCTGTGAATAAATTGAATCAGCATAATAAAATTTGTAGTATTCTGTCCATAAGCGCAGAACTCGGTCAGCTGCATCATCATGAAAAGTAATTGTCACTGGACTATAATTGATCTTATGCTGGCTATGAACTTGGCGATTATATTGATTGTGAGTTTCTACGTCAATAGTAAAAGTAGGCAATTGAATTGATTTTACTAGAAGAGACATCTCCAGCTTTTCAATATTTTGGAATAGGCCAGCTGCCTCGGGAGTAAATTCAAAAATTACATGGAATAGATTAGATAATCTAGGATGTAACTCGAATTCGTTCGCGACGAAAGTACGGGATGAATGTTGATAATCCCGTACCGCATCGCCTTTTTCGATAGCTTTTAAAACACTATTGATTATGCCCACGAAGCACTCCTATTAGCCAGTAACTACTGTGCCTAGAGTCCTCGCAATTTCAGTTCCAACACCAGAACCTAGTGGTGTTTGAACAGCGTTATCGTATCTAATAGCTAGTGTAATAGTTGCTGGCTCATTACTTGCATAATTCATATCGTTATAGTTGACGTTCTGAATAAAGCAACCATACATTTCCCATGATTCGAGAACGTTTGGTGTTGATGCGCCATTACCGCCATCAAGAACTTCATATCGTGTAATAAATTTGTAGTCGATACCTGAACTTGCACTTGATTGTTCCATAAAGTCAAATTGCTTTTGGATCTGCTCGCCTACGAGTTTTGTAACAGACCCATTTACATCATCACGAAGGTTAACTGATGTTGGTTCCCAGGTATGCTTGCCCATGAGATATGCTCTTGAGTTATATATTTCGATTGGAATTTCTTCAAATGAAACACTTGGTCTAGTAATATCTATAACCTGCTTTGTAAGTTCTGTACGTGGGGTTGAAATACCGAAGTTTTCAAAGAATGCACGGAAACGAAACTTGAGTTTAGGCATCAATAGGCCCTGTGCATCAGCTGACTGATCGCTACCTAGTGGTACCGTAAATTTTGTAAGTGATGAGACTGACATGCCATCTACTCCTTGTTAATATAAAGTATTTATCATATCTAGTAAGAAAAAAATAGGGGTCATATGACCCCTATTCTTTTTGCGTTTTGTGCAATATATTAAACTGCATTTGCTGCTGCTACGTTGCCACTGGCAATCTCGCCTGTGTTCTTGAGGCGGATTGGAATGTAAATAAATTCCGTTGCCTTAACTGGCTCAATGGCAATGTCAACATACAGCTCGTTACGATCAATTCTATCGTTTGTGTTGTTGGATTCATCGCAAACAACTAGGTAATCGTAAATACCACGCTTTGCTACTAGATCATTACAGAACTGTTCAATTAATTGTTTGAGCTCGTCTCTTGTAATTTTATCGTTAGGTTCAAAAACAAAGCTAGCAGCAGTGCGTTGTATAATTTTACGCATGTAACTAACAAGTCTTGCAACGTTAATACGGTCTAAAGCACTAGAACTAGTTGCACGAGTCTTATTGCCATAGTTCATAATACCAGCCCCGGTAAATTGTGTGATTGGGTTGACTCTATTTGAATAAAGTGTATCACGTAGACTTTCGCGTGTATTATCAACTATAAACTCACCTGTGGATGAATTAATATATCCAATGCTACTAATATTGTCCACTAGTCCGCGACGTGTACCAGCTGGAGCAAACCATGGGTAACTAAGGTCATCGCTACGAGTAATAACACGTAATACCATATGACTTGCTGGTACTACAATAGTGTTACCGCTTAGGTCTGTTGTCTGACCTGCAGGATAAAATACACTTAAATATGGATCACTGGTTACTAAACCATCTTCACCGTTGTTACTTGCACTATTAGCATTTGTTGCCCAGTTTTGAATTGCTGTACCTGTAGCTGCTAGACGCAATGGCGAATCACCAACAACAAACGCTGTATTACGTCTATCATTATTCAAACTTACCATATTTGAGATAAGTTCTGGATATCCAGGAGCAGCAATAATATTAAAGTCTCTGCTATCTTCACGAAGTTGTTCACTGGTGTCAATAGCTGACTGCATTTTTGCTACAACAACTGAGCGTACAGCCTTGCGTCCCATGTGTGGGCTACCGTTCGAACGGTTACCACTTGCTGTTACCCATGCATCCTTCTCTGTTGGAAGTGTTGGGTAAAGTGTAGTATCACTGAAGTTTGTTCTGCTAAAGTAGTTACTACGGAATTGCTTTACGTTATAGGAACTACGACGTGTATTGAATAGCAACATGCCTCTTGGATAAATTGTTGGATCTGGGCGGTCAATATCAACTACGTTGCTTGTTAACAAGCTCTTTGTGGTTGCTAGTGTACCTGTAACAACATCAGTTGTTGTGTCGCCCATAAAGCGAGCATCTGCAAACAAGATGCCGTTTTCTGTTGTTTGATCTGTGTTATCAATTAGTACCCATTTGTTTTCGCTTGAAACTGTTTCATAACGATATAGTTTTGGATAATTTTCTAAATCACTTGAGTCTAACCATAGGTCACCAACTACTAGTGCAGTATCATCTGACTGTAAAGTTGGCTCTGTACTACTAATAACTACACCATTTGGACTTGTGTTCGATAGGTTGTGTCCACGTGCATCATTTGTCACGTTTTGATAACCTTTCCAAGTGCCACCGTCTTGAATCATGATGTCTACTTCAAAACCACTGTGATACCAATATCTATTATTAGCTGGATTACTTGAAGGGGCACTAGAGCTTGCGGTGTAGGTTGGTGCCACCCAGTTACTGAGGAGTAGATCACTACTAACGCCTGCACGTACCTGGCCGGTTGTTATACTTGTGGTAATACCTGCATCAGTTAGTGGAGTACCACTTGTATCTTTTAATAAAATTAAGCCGCCCAATGCGTGTGAGATTTTTAGATAACCATCTGATGTAACACTTGCACTAACATTTGCTACGTTTGCACCATTGATATCACTTGCTAGTGAAGCAATAGTTGTACCGCTTAGTATAACTGTTACTGCACTTGATAGTGTTGTACTGTTAGCTGCGCTTGCTTGGATTGTAAAGGTTTCACTAGCAGTAAGTGGACTTGCAGTATTTACAAGTCCTGTAACTTCCAATGCGCCATTTGAATATCTGCGATATAACTTATATGTAACAGTGTCATTTACACTGCTATCAAACTGTACGTAATAAGTACCGACTGCGATATTCTTACCACCAGTTGTATCTAATGCCTTTAATGCTGTCTGATCATTTTCATATAATGGAGCAGAAACAGATTCAAACGTTTGAGCAGTTGAACTATAAACACGTACATCAAATGATGCGCCTAAATTACTTACTGTTGTTTTGACCCATACACTTCCTGTTGGACGTCCAACACTGTCGGTGCTCTTCCATTCTGGAACGGTATAATGTTCGCTCTGTTGGACCAGTGGGCATGCATATGTTCCTGCTGTTAGTCCTGTATCAGTAAGAATAGTACCACTAGCATTGGCAAGTATAATTTTGCCATCTGTAGTTGACCCATCACTGGCTGCTGAACTAGTGGCATAAATTTCTATTTTACTGTTTACGACAGCCGCCGTAACACCAGTAATAGACTGTGTATTAATGCTATTAGCAAGAGCTGTCACTGTTGTCCCAGATAATGTGACTGTTGATCCGTTAATAGTAATACTATTTCCATTGGTAAGAGTTGGGCTTGCTTCTGTTCCTGCTATAGTAGCGTGTGAGGTTTGCCAGCCGCTTGCGCCTACTAGAACCCATGCATTGCTTCTATTTTTATAATAGGTTGGATTTGCAGTATTAGTAGCAACAACTGCGTAATCACCGACTGCACCTATTGAAGTCTTTGGAACACCACCGTCTAGATCAGTGGAACTTGTGATAACTGTGGGTACCTTATTTGTAAATGCACCTGTTGACTTGTTCCATTCAAAAATACCCCAACGTGTATCTGTACCAGTACGTAACCATATTGTTCCATTAGCAGAAGCGCCTGTAGGTCTAGATACTGAGGCTGACAGCTCGGAAAGATTAATATCTGCTCTTGTAACATATGCTCTATTGCTTACGCCTAACAAACTATATGCTGCCATAAGACCATATTCGTTTACTTCATATCCATGGATAGGAGTGCCACCAGTAGCTTGGTAAAATAATGGATTACCAAATGTAGCAGTAAGTTCTCTTTGACTACCAATTAGATAGGTTTTACCAGCATTTGCTGATGTTGTGCCTACTGCGGTTCCTGAACCAGAACCACTTGTTTTATCTTGTGCTGTAGCAATAATAATGCTTGCTACGGTGCCTTGTTCAGCTGAAACATATTGACTTTCATCAACTGTTGTTACTTCAACTCCGGGACTAACGAGTGCCATGGGGCTCTACTCCTTATTAGTGAATATATCTTTGTTCTATTTAGCGAATCTTTTAAAAATATGCTGTTTATATAGGTACCTTTAAAGGTTTGGTAAATCTGCGTAAATACACTATGCAAAGACCAGTATGTTATAACTGTAATTCAAACCCTGCCGCAATAAACTATGTCAGGAATACAAAAAAATATTACAGGAAGTTATGCGATAGTTGTTCTAGGAAGGCTAGAAAACTAAGGGATGTTTATGAGCGAAGGGCAAGTGCTGCTGGATATAAAAAATCCAACAGTTGCGAACAATGTAGCTTTAAGCCTGTACTTCCTGGGCAGCTAACAATATTTAGAATAGATGGTAATATGAATAACGTTAAGAGGGAAAATCTAAAAACGGTTTGTCTTAACTGTAATTATGAACTAAGCATTAACGGTTGGCAACATGGAGATCTTCAAGAAGATCTGTAACTCTTTTTTTCAAGTCACTTAGCGAACCATCGTTAGTAATTAAGTAGTTAGGTGTGGCGCTGCACCAATTGTATTCGCTAGCATGCACGTCTGGATATACCTGAGGCATGCTATCTGGATCATTTTCAGCAAGACTAAACCATTCAGGGTCATCACCACGTTTAACCCTAACTACTACA